AAAAAGGTATAACACTTCTATGCAAATGACAATTGAACGCCCACTTGGGTACTATAAGATTTCTGATGATGTTCAAGACCCCGTAGTAGCAACTTCTAGTTCTGCATGTTTCGATTTACATGCATATCTAAAAGATGGAGTATCAGTGAAATGCTTCTCTGCAATGAACCAAAAGATGGATACACTTGTTCTTGCGGGTAAGATTACAATTCAGCCTGGTGCTAGGTATCTAATCCCGACAGGTCTTATTTTCGATATTCCTAGTAATTGTAGTGTACGACTACATGCAAGGTCTGGGCTATCGTTAAAGCAAGGGTTGGTCCTTGCAAATGCTGAGGGTGTAATTGATGAAGATTATGTTGAACCAGTTTTTGCCATGATTACAAATATCTCAGATACAACGGTTGTCGTTACTAATGGTGACCGTATTTGTCAGGCTGAACTTGTGTATCAGCCAAGCATGGCAATTATGCAACTAGTAAACGCTCCAGCACAAAAAACAGAACGAAACGGTGGTTTTGGTTCAACTGGCGTATAACTAATAAATTATAAAGGATTTTATCTAATGTCTTTCCCACTAACGAGCAATATGTTCAAAACACTTTTCCCAGACTGTAAAGACCCCAAAGGTTGGGTTGATGCAATGGAAGAAGTTTGTCCAAAATACAAAATTGATACCCCCAAACGCATTGCATCTTTCATTGCACAATGTGGTCACGAAAGCGGTGGCTGGCGTGTCTTTTCAGAGAATCTAAATTATTCTGCAAAAGGTCTTGATGCAGTTTTCGGTAAATACTTTGCTCGTGGAGGTCGTGATGCTACGCAATATGCTCGTCAGCCTGAAAAAATTGCCAATGTGGTATACGCTAATCGCATGTCTAACGGTGACTCAAATAGTGGTGATGGTTGGCGTTTTCGTGGGCGCGGTCCTATTCAATTGACAGGTAAAGCAAACTATGAAGCGTTTGCTAAAGATATGGATGTTGATGTAGTACGCAATCCTGATATGGTTTCAGATGATAAAAAGGTAGCACTACTGTCTGCTATCTGGTTCTGGAATAAAAATAATCTGAATCAGTATGCTGATGCTGATGATATCAAAACAATGACCAAACGTATTAACGGTGGTTACATTGGACTTGAAGACCGTATTCATCACTGGAAAGTTGCACTTGCTGGAATGGGTGAGATGCACGCCAATGACCAAGATACACATGAAGATGTAGAAGAACTTGATGTAGCAGACATTGGTTTGCTCAAAAAAGGTATGCGTGGTGACGGCGTTGCAATGATGCAGAAAGCACTTGGTATCGGTGCAGATGGCATCTTCGGTCCTGGCACTGAAAAAGCATTGAAGGCATGGCAGTCCCATAATGGACTATCGGCAGACGGCATCGCTGGTCCTGCAACACTAACTAAACTATTTGATTAAGGATATAATATGAGTGATGTTGTTATTGTTCGCCTGAGTACAGGTGAAGAGATTGTTGCACAAAAGAAGCAAGGTCGATATTTTCACTGTGCAATTTTGATTCCTAATGGTCAAGGCGGCATTGGCATTCACCCATGGATGCCGTATGTTGAAGGTACGCAAGACGATAAAGGTGTTTTGATTAGGACTGAGAGCATTGTATTTGAAAACACACCAGTAGGTGACTTGTTGCAAGAATACAATACACACTTCGGTAGCGGAATCATTACACCCCCAAAGAAACAATTGATTATTTAAAATTGATAAAATTCTATAGTATACATAACGGTGAGAAGAAAGAACATGAGGCAAGCATAGGAGATAATCTTATGCTTGCCCTTGGCATCATGGGTGATTGTGGTGGTGAATGCCTATGTGCTACATGTCATGTTCAGATTTGTGATATCGAATATAGTATGGTACTTCAAGACGAATTTGAAAAAATAACCCTTGACATTGAACCCAATGTGGAGTATAATAGTCGTCTAAGTTGCCAAATATCGGTTGACCAAAGAATTGAAAATAAAACTGTGAGGGTTCTAAATAATGCGATTTTATACTAATGTTCAGGTATCTGGTGATAATCTACTTGTGCGTGAATATGATAGAGGTGAGCGTAAGCAGTACCGTCTGCCATACAAACCTACGCTGTTCATCCCAACAAACAAACCCACTAAATTCAAAACACTCGAAGGCAAATCTGTTGGTGCAATCCAGCCAGGTGGCATTCGTGAAACTCGTGAATGGGTAAAGCAATACGCAGACGTAGAAGGTTTTGAAATCTACGGCTATCAGAACTACACATATTGCTACATCTCTGATGAATATCCAGATGTTATTCAGTATGACAAATACAACATGGTTATTGCTAACCTCGATATTGAGGTTGGTTCAGAGAATGGTTTCCCGAATCCCGACAAAGCAGAAGAAGAACTAACCGCAATTACCTTTAAAGCAAAAGGTAAGTACTTTGTGTTTGGCTGTCAGCCATTCGATAGCAGTGCATATGAGCGCCTAGAATATGTGCATTGTGAGAATGAGTATGAAATGTGTCGGTTGTTCCTTGATGTATGGGAAGCAGTTGCGCCAGACATTCTCACAGGCTGGAACATTCAATTCTTTGATATCCCTTATCTGTACAATCGTATCTCAAAGGTCATGGGTGAGAAAGATGCTAAACGTCTTTCGCCTTGGAAAATCGTTGGTGAGCGTAAAGTCAACATGATGGGTAGAACCCTACTCTCGTATGACTTGATGGGTATCTCCGTACTTGACTACATTGAACTATACAAGAAATTCACATACACAAACCAAGAGAGTTATCGTCTTGATTATATTGCCCACGTTGAACTTGGTGAGCGTAAACTTGACTATTCTGAAGTAGAAACACTGCACCAGTTGTACAAGACAGACTACCAAAAGTATATTGAGTATAACATTCGTGACGTTGAACTTGTTGATAAACTCGAACAGAAGATGAAGTTGATTGACATGGTTATTGGTCTTGCGTATGACGCTAAGGTTAACATCAATGACGTATTCTCACAGGTTCGCATGTGGGATACACTAATCTTCAATCACTTGCGTAAAGATTATATTGTTCTTCCTGATAAAAAGACAACTGCAAAGAATGACAAGTATGCTGGCGCATATGTGAAAGACCCTCAAGTTGGTATGCATAATTGGGTTATGTCTTTTGACTTGAACTCTTTGTATCCTCACTTGATTATGCAATATAATATTTCACCAGAAACTCTATTGCAGAATGAGCGTATGAACGTCAATGTTGATACGCTTCTTAATCAAGAAATTGATTTGTCTGGCTTAGAAGGTAAAACTGTCTGTGCAAATGGTGCAATGTTTCGCACTGACAAGCAAGGTTTCTTGCCTGAGATGATGCAGAAAATGTATGATGACCGTAAGCGTTACAAGAAACTGATGCTTCAGGCACAAAGTGAACTACAGGTTGAAACGAATAAAGACAAGCGTAGAGAACTAGAATACAAGGTATCTACATATAGTAATACGCAGATGGCAAAGAAGATTCAGTTGAACTCTGCTTATGGTGCTATTGGCAACCAGTACTTCAGGCACTATGACTTGCGTATGGCTGAAGCAATTACCCTATCAGGTCAGGTCAGCATTCGTTGGATTGAAAAAGATATAAATGAGTATATGAATAAATTGCTCAAAACTGAAGGAGAAGATTATGTCGTTGCGTCCGATACAGATTCGGTATATATCCGTTTTGACAAGTTGGTTGATAGTGTGTATCCGAATGGAGGCGAAACTGATAAAATCGTTGCCTTCTTGGATAAGGTGGCTACCACTAAAATTGAACCGTTTATTGATAAGTCTTATCAAACTCTTGCTTCGTATGTAAATGCGTTTGACCAAAAGATGCAGATGGCACGAGAGGCAATTGCTGATAAGGGCATCTGGACTGCAAAGAAACGATACATTCTAAATGTTTATGACATGGAAGGTGTTCGTTATGCTTCACCCAAGTTGAAAATCATGGGCATTGAAGCAGTCAAGTCTTCAACGCCAAACGTATGTCGTGATAAGATTAAAGAATCACTAAAGATTATCATGCAAGGTACTGAATTGCAGATGCAAGCATTTATTGGTAACTTTAAAGATGAATTCTTTAAGTTAGAACCAGAAGATATTTCATTCCCAAGGGGTGTGAACAATCTGGCTAAATATAGAAGTAGCGCAAGTATATTTACTAAGGGAACTCCGATGCATGTTCGTGGTTCTCTTGTGTATAATCACATGATTAAAAAACAAGGTCTTGACAAGCGTTTTCCAATTATTCAAGAGGGTGAGAAGATTAGATTTGTGTACTTAAAAGAACCAAATCCTTCAATGCAAAATACTATTGCATTCCCATCAAGTCTACCAAAAGACATGAAACTGCATGACTATATTGACTATGAGTTACAATTCTCTAAGTCATATGTAGAACCATTGCAGGTGATACTTGATGCTATTAACTGGAAAGCAGAGAAGCAAGGCGTATCATTAGAGGACTTCTGGTAATGGCAAACATACCGCAGGAATATTTAAATTTAGTAGATGACTTTGGATTCAGCGCAGTTGATGAATCTGAAGTTAGTCTGAAGAACACTGACCCAGGTTTATCTGAAGCAGTTGCAGAAGCAGTTGCTGGTAACACTGAGGGTGTTGGTCGATTGGAAAATAAGATTGACATGTTGCTTGATGCAATCGCTGGTCAGAGTAAAGAGATTGAAGTACGCAAGATTGAAGTTGAAGCAGAAGTCAAAGAAAAATTGACTGAGGTTGAAAAACTGATTATGCCTCTTCTTGTTAAACTACTCAAGTCGGCAGACAAAGAATATATTAAATGGGAAAACCGTGGACCTGCTATTCAAAACCAAATTGATAAACTACTAGCAATTACACGGGCAGAATAAATGACTTATCTAGTCTTCTTTGTTGCACTCGCATTATCTGCGGTTGCGGCATATTACTCTATCATTGGTCTTATTACCATCTTTGCGGCTTCTGTGATACCTATTGCTATTATGGGTTCTACGCTTGAAGTTGCAAAGTTGGTTACTGCATCATGGCTGTATCAAAACTGGAAGACTGCAAACATTCTCCTAAAATCTTATTTTATTTTTGCTGTAATTGTTCTCATGCTTATCACAAGTATGGGAATCTTTGGTTTTCTATCTAAAGCGCATATTCAACAGACTTCTGAAGCAGAACAACAACAGTCTGTGATTGTCAGAATTAATGAACAAAGTCTCTCAATTGAGAATCGCATCAATGCGATGCAAACATCCGCTATAGATAATAATGAGCAAGTTAATACTCAAGTTGAAGCAAACAATGTTAAGATTGAGCAAATTAACTCACGGTATGAAACTCTTGTAGAAGAACAAAACACAATCATTAAAGAAGCAAGACGTACACTAGTTACACTAGAACAGTACATTGCAGAAAATGATGTTCGAAAGATACAAGCATTAGTTGGTGCAAAAGTCGATGGTCAGTACGGTTCTGGTACTGCACAAAAGGTAGAAGAGTTTAGGGCTGCTGAGACTGCAAAATCGGGTGATGTTGTTACTCGTGCAAGAGATAGAGTTACTTCACTTAGAGACCAACAGTCCCAAGAGATTTCTCGTATTGTAGAATCAAATAGTAGACTGTCTGAACAGATTGGTGTAGTTAGAGTTGACACTACACAACTTGAGACATTACAAGCACAACTAAGTAAGTTAGAAGAACAAAAATTTGAACTGGAAACTGACTATCGTAAATTAGAAGCAGAATTCGGTCCAATCAAATACATCTCTGAAATGATATATGGAGATGATGCTAAGGCGAACCTAGATGATTCTGTTAGAATAGTTATCCTGATGTTAATATTCGTCTTTGACCCACTGGCAATTCTACTTTTGATTGCCGCTAACCAAGGATTGAAAGAGAGACAAAATGATAAACCCAATAGAAGAGTTGAGACAGTTGACACTGAGCAATATGCAGAAATGGGAAGTAGTATTCCAGACGATACTGTTTCCGCAGATGATGCAGGACATAGCAAAATGGAACAAACTGAAGTACAGTCTAATGAAATTAGAGAAGTAAAAGTTGCTGATGTTGAAGTGCAATATGAAGAGAAAACTGGTGAGTTTAATTTCGTAGAATACCCAACTGATGTGAAAGATGATAGAAACTACCCCCAATTACGGGCATTAAAGGAGAAAAAATAATGGCTACTAAAGCAAAAGCAGGAACGACTAAAGGAACAGAAGTCACTAAAGACAGCGCAAGTGCTGGCGTTGGTGCAGAAGCACAAGTGGGTGCAGATGCAAGTAATACTACTAAAATTGATGGATTAGCAGTTGAGAGTGAAGCCCACGCTGGTGCAGAAGTACATGCAACTGCTGGCGCAGAAGCTGGCTGGGACGGTCGTAATGCAACCGCAGAAGCAGGTGTTGAAGTAGGTGCAAGTGCAAACGCTGGTGCATCAACGTCAACAAAAGTGGGTGGCGTAACATCAACTACAGAAGCACACGTTGGCGCAAAGACAGAAGCAAAAATTGGCGCATCTGGTTCAGTCGGTGCTGATGGTGCTGAAGGTGAAGCAGGTGCAATCGCTGGTGCTAGTGTTGGTGCAGGTGTATCTACGGGCGCATACGATAAGAATGGTAATGGCGCACAAACAGGTGCTGGTGTAAGTGTTGGCGCACAAGTCGGCGCTAAAGCGAGTGGTGGTGCTACTATGGATGACGGTGTTGCTACTGTTGGTGTTGATGGTAAACTAGCACTTGGTGTTGGTGTAGACGTTGACTTGAGTGTATCAGTTGATACGAAGCCAGCACAAAAGGTTGTAGTTGATACTACAAACACTGTTGCAAAAGAAACAACCAAAGCGGCTGGCACTGTTGCAAAAGAAACAACCAAAGCGGCTGGCACTGTTGCAAATGCAGGTAAGAAAGCAGGCGATGCAATCACAAAGCCATTCAAACGTGTTAAAATGCCTTGGTAAGGAAATAAGATGACCGATTATAATTACGATGTTAGAATTACAAGGGTTGTTGACGGTGACACTGTTGACGTTGATATCGACCTTGGTTTTGGGGTGTGGCTACATAAAGAGCGAGTGCGAATTATGGGAATCGACACACCTGAAAGTAGAACCTCAGATGATGTTGAAAAAGTCTTTGGTAAAGCCGCAAAACGTAGAATGGAAAGTCTACTGCCAGTTGATAGTATGCAAGTTCTAATGTGTGAACAGTATGATTCAAAAGGTAAGTTTGGTCGTATCTTGGGTGACTTCAAAGTTGAAGGTGATAAAACTGTCACTGAGATTATGATTGAAGAAGGTCATTGTGTACCATACTTCGGTGGAAGCAAAGAAG